GGAAATTGTACGGACCTGGATTTTTCAGTCGTCCGAAAAGCGTGGGATCAGGTTCAAAGTTCGCGTTGTGGTACTCATTCCAAATCAACCAAGGGAGACTTGTGCCATACGTGAAAGTGTAGAGTCCACTTTCGATGTCAGCAACCAATTCTCCCGTACTCGCCGATTGTCCGATTCCAGTTCGGTCAAGCGGGGCTGGTCCCCCGCCGACCGGAACTGGGTATCCAATCTCGCTCGCTACCTTGAGAAACGTGGCTCTCGACGCCCCACTCCAAAGCGGCACTTCTGCAATGACCGCCTCCAACCAAGAGGCAAGACCCAGTGCGAGAAGTTCTCGCATCGCCTTGTCAAGTTCCTTCTTGTAACCGACAAGATCAATCTGTGGGCTTCGGTAGGAGTATTTGAACTTCATGGTCAGGTTCTTCGTCTGTGTGATGGGCGTGATGTGGAGTGTGGCTTTGCCGATGGTGGAGCACTACCAGATGAATCTGATGTTGTTGCTCCCGCCAGTTTAGCCTGCCATCGCTCTTCGTCGTATGACGCAGTTTGATCGAAAGCAACAATCATTGCCTGTGCTTCGACCCCGCACTCATCCCACGATTCCTTCACACCAGGGGGACGAATCCCTAGCCTTACGCAGGCTCGCCAGACGGCGTACTCGCCGGTTCGGTAGCTAGGCCAGAGGATGTTGGCGACTCCTGAACCTGACCAAGAAGAAAAAGCTCGCGCGCCTTCTTCAACTTGTTCTCGTCCAAGGCGTTCGCTTCCATCACCAGCGCTAGAACACGGCTGACTTCGACTTCACTCAGTCCGCCTTCGCGCAAATCCTTTTCCCAACCCAACCAGGTGCGAGGGTCGTTCTCCGTCACAGTATCCCACTCAATGTCACTCGGCTTCAGCGAATGGAACACCATGTAGCCGAGTCGCTTCTTCCCCCACTGGTTGAGCACTTGCTGGTACGTCGGGTCATCCGTCATCGGGACAACACCGTCTCGCGTCAGCTTTCCAGGCGGTTGCGGGATGGGACACTGTGCGAGAAACGCATCCATGTCCTTCAACCCGATTGCACGAAACACAAGATTCTGTTCGCCGCGCGGCAGAACCAGAACCACTTCATTGCAAAGAGTCTTTGGATCAAGACCACCGATCTTCATGTTTGTTCTCCCTCAAAAAGTCACCAGTGCCGGGTGCAATCCGACACCAGTGAAGAATCCGCGTTACACACGATTGATGATCGGCTCAATGACATTGCACTTGCCAGTGAGCGCGATGTTCGCGTCCTTGAAGTTGACTTCCTTGGTGTCTGCCCGGAAATCCGGGAAGAGTGTAATTTCCGTCTGCGCACCTCCACAAGGTGGGACGTGCTCGACCTCAATGTCGATCGCATACGGTTCACACGGGTCAGCCGAAGCCGAAACCCAACCTACCGCGCCGCCGATACCCTTGAGCGCGTCCAACGGGGTAATCACTTCCGCAGTGCCCGTTGTGATGTGCTCGTAGGTGCATTCCAGCTTCACGTCGAGCGGCACTTCGTCGCCCTCTCGCACCGTGTCAAGATCGCCCCGGTCCAACATGTACTCGTAGGTCCGGTGCTCGGTGTAGGTGATGTTTCCATCGCCCACCTTGATCTCGATTTGCTGCGGGAGGAAGGTGAGCACTTCATCATCAGCAACAGCGTCATTGAGAACAGGCGAAAAAACAATGTCCGTTGTTGGACCTGTAGCACCTGGCGTCCTCGCTGTGACAGTATGAACCAACGTTGCCGGAGATTCACCAGCGTGCGTGAAGCGAGCACCAACTGGCACCTGATCGGTAACAGCAGTGTTCAAGACAGGTTTGTCAGCACCTCCCTTGAGAGTGACGGTAGCAGCGTTTGGGCCAGTCGCGCCACTTTGTTTCGCTGTGCCGTCCAGTCCATCCTTGAACCGAACGATACAGTCACGAAGTTCAATTCGAGCCATAGTAATTCTCCTCTTCTCGGCTAGTTGTTGTCAGAAAGTTCCATCACGTACCAGCAATCGACCATCGACTGTCTCAAACGATCTGTCGGTGTCGCCTGACCGAAATGATGAACCTTTATCGGGTTGTTTCGGTCATTTAACGACGACAAACAGCCAAGAAGTGATTGATCGTCTTCTGATCCATTTCCGTACCGATAGACCGCAATAACGGCATCCATTGCCTCGTGGTAGAGACCAGCAATGAGTTGCGGTGTATACCGATTCTTAGGCGGCTTATCCATCCGACATTGAATCAGCACTCGAACTCCCACTTTGAGTTCGTAGTAGTTTCGACTAAGCTCGCGGGAAAACGGTCCTGTTATTGCGATCTCGACATGCTCAGTGGCCTCCATGATCGCGTCAGTACGATCATCAACGCCCTCAATGAGAACCTTGATCTCGTTGTCTGTAGCGACCTTCTTCAGGTAATCTGCTAAAGAGGAGAAAATCCAGCGCGCCCAATTACTGTCAACTGACATATCGCATCTTCCTTCTCGAAAGATAGGCACTGGCGTTCGCCAACAACTTTACGTCATCTTTGAACAGACCAATACCAGTGTTACAATCAGAACACAGTAACCCGCGAACACAACCAGAGATGTGATCGTGGTCGATATGAAAGCGTTTTTTGCCGTACTTCGGGTCCGGCGATCCGCAAATTGCGCATCGGCCATCCTGCTCTTGTAACATCCGTGCGTAATCAATCATGCTAATCCCGAATCGGTGTTGGATGCGTATATCATTGTCGCACTCTTTGCATTGCGAATTTATTCCTTTACGCATCTTTCTTTTTCTCGTGAATTCGGAAATAGGCTTGATTGTTAAGCAGATTGTACACACCCTAGTAAGCGGTGTCTCTTGACTTGTTAGAAACTTAATTCGTTCCAAGTCTTCACGACTTCGCTTTCTACGAGACATCTTTACACCTCTCCAACTGCTTCGGATTCAACTTCAATCGTGTCTTCTCCGCTGACCGATTGCGGCAGACCCGTTTCCAAGTCTGTCTCACCCAAAAGCACCTTACCTGTTATGATCCAGCCCGAATCGAATTCCATCTCTATGATCTTCTCGAACTGGTATTTGCGGCCGTTGTACACGAGCCAGTCATCCTGACTTATCACCAAATCCCTGGCATCCCGTCTGTCGATGATGAAAACTCGCTTGCTGGTATCAAAGCCCCCGCCTTGGACAATCAACTTGTCAGCCGAGATTAAAGAGATGTTACGAACAACCTCTCGTGTCATCGTGGCCGGCAACACAATAGCCCGTTTCACGCGGGTAGCTATGGTCTCAACGGTAGCTTCACCGGTTTTAGGGTCAACTTCAGAAGTCAATAATCGGTAGATGACAATAGGGCCACCATACTGCCGCTTCAAAGCGTACAGCGCAATCTGCATCTGTCGATTCAGAAAGTATTGATGCGGCTGCATAGTGGTTCTCGCCTACTCTTTCGATTCTGGCTTCATCCATCGTTCATCCATCGCCCGCTCCAACCGCCGCATGATAGATGTGTTTCGAGTAATAACCCTAGTACACTTCTTCACAAGCGGTAGAAGCACTTTCCGTTGTTCATCTTCCAACTTGTTAATCCGAGTTCCAAGTCGGCATTCACGCATCCAGCCTTGCCACAACAGAAAGCAAACCATCAGGACCAGAGGCCCGTACTGCTTCAAAATCACGAGCGCAGTTTGCCAATCCATGATAGCCTCCAAGAAACGTGACAGAAAGCCACCCTCCCAGGTTGTCCCTGGGAGGGTAGCATGACAATCAACACACGCCGTCGGTTAGCCGAGAAGAATCACGGCCAGGTTCTCATCCAGAACAGCAACGCCGGCCAGGATGTCCAGGTTGACGACCGTGCCGCCCTCTTGGATGTCGTACTGCATCGTCACTCGCATGGAGATGTTGTTGTACGAACCCACGTGACTCAGCACGCCCATCTGACCATTCGGCACCGCCAACGGGCGAGTGACGAGAGCCAGCGAGTCCCGATGAAACGCCATGTTCAGCGAACCAGCAGGACCGGGGAACGCCTTGTCATTGTCGGCGAGAGCGACTTCAAGCGGGCGGTCAAGGATAACCGACTGCTTACCAACGGCCGACAGCCAGCTTTCGATGACCGTGTAGGTCCGGCGAGCCGCACCCGTACCGAAAGAAATCAACTGCCCGACTGCCGGAGCCACTGTGGTCCAGCCATCAAGCACGATGGCTTCGCTGTAAGCGAGAGCGTAGTCGCCATCGACATCGCACGCCGTGTAGACCGAAACCACCGCGCCACCGACTGTGGCGTATTTGTTGGCCTCGTTCAGCGTAATCGACGTGGTGTTACCACCACCATCATCTGCCGTCGCAGTGACGTAGGTCGGCTGATCGTTGCCAGCCACTACCGCGTACTCACCGATCAATGTCACGTGACCGGTCACTGCACAAGCCTGGGCACCACTCCCACCAGCCGCCAAAGCGTTGGTGACCGTCCCTTCGGTGACCTCGGAAGCCGAGACCGAAGCGTAAAGCAGGCTGTTGACGTTCTGGTCCATGTACGTGCGGAACCCGAGAATACGGCCGAGTTCAGCATTTTCCAGAGCCGTCCCGCCGTCGCCACGCTCGTTGGCCTTGATGAACAACTCGGTCTTGAGCAGCGCGGTTTCGCTTGCCGGAGCCAGAACCAGGTTGCGACCGTCCATCGGGGCCTTGTTAATGTTCAGCACTTCCCGTGCCTCCAGCATGTAGTCCTTGCTGTTGGCGCTGGTGAGATTCTGAAGCCGACCAACACGATTGGCTGGAGCCCGCAGAAAATTGTGGCAACGACCGAGCACGGCGCGATCGACGGCACGAGCAATCGACTGCATACCGGGACGCAGGTAGATGTCCACCAAATCCTGGAACGACTTGCTGGCTTCACCGTCCTTGATGGTGAACGACGTGTAGAACCACTGATCCAGCGGCACCTGCACGTTGGTCGCATTGGCATCCTGCTGAGCCAGAGTCGTACCGTCCTTCTTCCGGCTGATCCGGAAGGTGCCAGGCCGACGAGTGTTCACCACGTCGCCGAAATTGCGAATTTCATCCTCGAAGTCCCTGTGGACAAGGTTGGCGATGACCATGTTCTCTTCGAGAATGGCCAGACCTTCCTGAGCCCAATGCTCGGGGATGAAGGCGTCGTTGTCGTTGGCGAAACAAGCAACCTGAGCCTTGTTGAGATACAAACTGTTCATTGTGTTCCTCTGAAAAGGTTTCGTGTGGATACTGTCATCAGTATCCGTTCAGTCAGTTTCCACCCCTGACCGTTGTGTCGGCGTTTACTATCGCTTGCGCCGCAACCCCAGAGCTTCAGGGTTCTTCTCACGGAGTTCTCGGTATTGCTGCGGAGTCAATTTCCGCACGTCAACCCTACCACTGCCCAGCACAGTGCTGGTAGCCTGTCCTGCTCCGATGCCACTCACAACACCTGACTTGAACAGGTTGCCATAAGTATCGGGCAGTTCTTTCATCCGCTTCACCGCTTCCTCGGGTGTGCGAACCATCACAACCGGTTCTCCCGTCTTGGGATCGACATCATTCATCTCGACCATCGGTCGATACTTTCCTGTCGGCTTGCCGGTCTTCTCGTCCACCACTTCAAGCAGCTTCGTGAGGGGGCGCAAGATCACGATGATCTGGTCAGCGTTGAAGGCGTCGTTCTTGACGGCCGCATCTTGCAACGCGCGCTCAACCGTGCTGTCACGGTACAGGTTTTCCCAAAAAACGACCTTCTTTTTCAAGTCGGTCACTTCGGCACCATGTACCTCTTCCAACTGCTTCTTCTCATGGGCGAGTTGCTGTTCCTTTGTTCGCAACTGACCCTGAATCGCGGTGAGATTCTCTTCCAGAGCCTTCCGCGTGGCCTCGGTCATGGATTTGTCAGCAAGAGTTTCTTGCAATTTGGCTTCCATCTGGGCCAGCGCCGTCTGATGCTTTCGACGATCATCCGCAAGAAAACGATTCACATCTTCCTGAGAAAATGTCGTCTTTGCAGCACCAGCCGCAGGAGCAGAAGCAGCCCCGCCACCAGGAGAAGGAGTTCCACTGGCGCGAGCAGCCGCCGCAGCCGCCGCAGCCGCAGCCGCAGCCGCAGCATCAGCCACCGAATCACCGGCTCCAGGATTCCCTGTGCCGTCGCCTTCACCCTCGAAACAAGACACACAACCACGAGACCGATACAACTGGGAAAGAACGTTCATGTTCCACCTTTCACCCTGGCGAGTTGACTCAAGAACCGCAATGCAGGACGCCAGTTTCCCGCTGGTTCACCCGGCTCTTTCGTGCCTGCCGGTCGGACAGGGTACAACTACAAGCTGCACCTGACGGAACAGGGTTACGAAACCCTCGAAATCTTGACCGCATCACCGTCACGCAAATACGGTCTCAACCGACGCCAAGCAACGGCGTTCGGAATCATGTTAATCAAATGTTCAATCGGCAACTGATCTCGATTGAACATGGTCTTGACTCCTCCATACGTCGAACTTGTTACAGCAAGAGTTTCCAATTCTTGCTCTGGGTCCTTGTTATCCAAGAGACTGTGCGCCAGTTCATACTGTGCAATCCGAATGTCTTCTGGCACCTCCGTATCAGCACCTCGTGGAAATTCATTTAGTTGAGCCACTTCAGCGGCTTGAATCTCGGCACGAATGTCATCGTCGATCGTTTCATTCTCATGGGCTTCCATGACCAAGTAGACCGTATGCTTGTATCCTTTGAAATTGAGACCGTCAATCAGTCGGCGTGCAGCGATCAAAGCCTTCTCTCGGTCGGATGCTGAGGCTGCCGTCCACGCCCACTCATGCAGACGTTGGTTAAAGTATTCGGCAGCTTCTACAAGCGTACCGTAATAGGTCGCATTCAAAGCCATTCTGTCACCTCATCAGTACCGACACAACCAATTGAGATTGGTTCGGTCATCGTGCAACTCGTACCAACCTTGACCCCAGAGATCGTGAAGCATCTCGAAGTATTCCTGATACATCCATCGTACTCGACCTAAGCTATAGTTTGCAATAGCTCGTTGTCGAATATACCACGGATCAAGGTCACCAACATGTTTCGCGGCCCACACAAACTGATCCAGCGTATGGCATCTGAAACCAGTTTTGCCGTGTTCCACTGTCTCAGTGAAAGCACCAAAATCAGTGGATATGACAGGTGTTCCGGCCATTTGAGCTTCAACAGCAACACCGCCAAACGGCTCAACGTAAAATGTTGGTGTAAATACCGCTCTCGCATTTCGCAGCAAGTCGGCCTTTTGTTGCCCAACAACACAGCCTACGTATTCAAGATGATCCCCTTCAAACACCTCGCCAGCAACACACTCGATTCGGTTGCCTTTGACTTCCTTGACACCTTGCCCGGCCAAAATCAATTTGGCTCCGAGTCGCTTGCAAGTCTCAACTGCAACAGCGACTCCCTTTCGCTTCATCAGTCTTCCCAAGTACAGAAAATAGTCTCCCTTTTCTGTACTAGAAGGATAGTCGCCCGAATCGAAGTAATTCGGAATCGCAACATCGTAAAACTTGCCATCGGGATCAAACCCGCCTTGAGCCGCCCACACCATGTGCATGTGCGAGTACGATTCAAAGACACGGTAGTTGCTGAATGTTCCCGTGTATCCGATTCCGTATTCAACCGGCATCACATCGCGGCCAACGGCGTCCGCTAATGGCTTGTTAAGCCGGCCACAAATCACACAAAGGAAATCGCCCTTTTGCTTTCTCTCATTGATGGCCGCTGCGGCTCGACCATT